GTTGAATAAATAAGTTCGGCTTCTCCAGTTGGGTCGAATTGCGCAATCTTGCGCATAATCGTAGAAAGAGGTTGTTGAGTATTTGGAAGGTTCATAATTTCACTTCCTGGACCATCACCAATATCAATGCCTGCTGTAATAGGTTCGTTAGGACGCTGAGTAGGAGCCATCAATTCTGTTGGCATTTCCATAGCAGGCATAGGATTACCAGCCATTGAATTACCAGCCATAGGTGCTGCTACTTGGTTTGAGTAAGTTTGCTGTCCTTGTCCGTATGGTAATCCTGGAACATATCTTGCGGCTTGTGTTGGTCCCCCGTCAGTGCGTTGAGAAAGAGCGCCAGGGCCTGATACTGCTGCTGGGTTAGACGGCGCACGATAGCCACCACGTCCTTCTGGTGCAGTTGTCATTACTCATCTCCTTCTTCCAATTCATCATCTTCATTTGCTGGCGGTTCGCCAAAGGATTCTTTGTTATATTCCTTAGCCATACGCATCATGCCGTAGGCATTCCAAGGTGTCATTGCTTCTGACACTTCCGTATGCAAGTAACGAGTTCCATCATAGTCTGCCCATTCTGTAATTATTAACCAGTTAGCGCAGACGTAGTTGTACCCTTCAGGGTCTTCTTCGATTAGAACTTTTAGTGCTTGCTCTATTTTCTCCCTGAACTTCTCACTCATTTTGCGTACTGAATCTTTGTTATAATTGGTGGGCTTGTATAAATATCCCACACAGCGGCAACCTCTATGGCTCTAATTATTATTTTTTCAGCCTCTTGCGGAGTTTTTGCTTTATCAATATGTAAAGCCTCCATAACTCCCAAAGCAACATCGCCACCGCTCCCACCATAATAAATACCACGCACATCGCGGTCCCAAGAATAATCTTCAAAGATAGGATAAATAATTCCATGTATGCTGATAATAAAATCTGAATCCTGCGCTGCTGCATCCCCGTCTTCTTTCATGTCATAACCTGCATCAATAAAAACTTTACGCATTGCAGGAATAAACTTCTGTGTCATAAACAAATCTAAGTTTTCTAACTTAGTTGGCTTAGGTGGTTTCCATCCAAACTGCAAGATGTTAGAACCACGACTAGCACCAGAACCTCCAATGAGGTATCCGTTGTTTTCAATAATCTTATGAGTAGCAATCGTCATAGGACGACCACCTTCATCAGATGCTCTGGAATCGCAACCGATTACAGACCAACCATCTCCTTGATAAGCAGCCAGCGTTGTCATTGTCCCCTACCTAGTTATCTTTGAGTTACTGTTCTTGCCGAAGCGTTTGCCGTCCCACCCATTGTTAGGCTGGAAAGTAAACTTTGTAGTCCTTGTGGCGGTTGAGAGCCACCTGCTGGAGCCGCGGCGGGAGCAGGGGACGGTTGCTCTACCATAGGTGCTTCTCCAGCAGGTGGTAATTCTGGAGCGAACACATCATTGATTGCGTCCTCAATCTGAGTGCCCTTCTGTCTCATACGGATTACTTCTGCAATCTTCTTAACAATTTCAGTTGGGTCTCCGCCATTAGCAATAAGTTGCGGAATAGCCTGTGCTGAAGCATTTAAAGAACCAATAAGAGAGTTGCGCATTTCTTCAACTTCTATTTTTTCTTGCTCCTGAGTTACGTTAACTCCGAATTGCAATTCACGCATTGCTAAGTCATTGGAGATTAATTTACCGCCAAGGGCTTGTAACATAAAGATAAGTCCCTGCGCTGGATTAAGACCAGCCAACATTCCATAACGAACATCAGCAGAGTAATCTCCCTTAATATCCTTTGAAGGTAGATACTCAATTGCATAAGGACTACCTGCATCAATGCCACGAATGGATTTTGTTTCATTAAAGATTTTTTCATCTACTTCAAAACAAAGTGAGATAACAGTTTTTAATGTAGATGCAAGGATAGCCTGTGCTGATTTAACCTGTGTATCAAATCCACCCATAAGGGCTTGAACGCCTTGACCAGTAATAATCGAAGCATCAAGATTTCCAGTACGTGATTCAGGATAACGTGTACCCATACGCAATTCATTTTGCAGAACTGCTTGCTCATTAAACAATGAGCCAGATACTGGTAGTTCAACTCGGCGAACACCCGCAGGGTTCTTAGTACGGATAACTCCGTCACCACCAAATTGGAACTCGTTCACATCGTCAGGAACAATCAATGGTGACTGAACGGCCTTCTCTGTTGCTTCCATCGCAAGTAATGCGAATCTATTGCGAAGCAACTGAATACCAAGTACATCATCAAACTGTCCACGCATCTCTCCATCAACGGTTGGTCGTCTTGCGACTACAACCATCAACTTACCAATAGGATTCTTGGCACGGGAGATAACGAGATTCTGTCGTTCTGGAACGTAGATAATAGATTGATGCTGGTCGTAGTAACGAACAATCTCAAATCTACTATTCATGTCTTGGTCGTATCCGTCACGACCAAGTAAAACGTCAGCATGTTCTGGGAACTGAGAAATCAATTCAGCCAGTGGCATAGCATAACGCTTAGCAAAAGCAACGCAGCGTCCGTAGCGGTCAAACTCAGGATACGCCCCGACAGGACTTTCTACGCGAATACGCGGCAACTTTGCTTCAGTGTCCAGTTCAATAATGAACGGAACAAACCCAAATGTAATGTACCAGTCAGCACCTGTGTACATTTGTACTTGCAACTCAGAGTTATAAAGATAGTTAGCAGCAATGCGGGTGCGGTTGTCTGCTGCTTTACGAGCACGGTCTTTAGTTTGGCTAACTACTGAGCAGTTAACTGCTGGTAGTGGAGCCATAACTTCAGATAGGTCACGGGCTACAATGTCAACAAAATTAGCAACTACGTTAGCCTCTACACCTTCTGGAAAAAACTCAGGGTATACATTAGAAATTAAACCTTGACGAACTAGTAGTACATCTTGATGGCGACTATCACGGTCACGGCTACGGTCCTTTAAAGACGCAACACGTGCAAAAATTTGCTTATCAGTTAGCATTATTTACTATTCCTTTTTGCTCGTGCAACGGCTTCTGCAACTGCTTTTCTTTGTGCTGGTGTAAGTTTTTTACGAGCAGCAGCAATCCGTCGTTCAATTGTATCGTTTTGCTTACGTTTTGCTCGTACTTGTCTTTTTAAAATTGCTAATCTTTCATCTGGGGTTAAACGCTTACGAATTGGTGCATCTTTAGGACCAGCAGGTTTTCTATTAGCACCTGTAAGAATTTTTTCTCGAAGGATTCCTTGAATACCACGTTCATCTGCTATTCGCATTAATGCTTTTTCTTCTTTAGTTAATTCAGCAAATGCTTTTTTAATTGCAGTAAGTTCATCTTTTGGCGGTAAATCTTCTCTAACTTTTGGAGAGCGCTCTTTAATAGTATTGCCAGTGCGTGTAGAACGTGCTGGAATACCAGGAGTACCTTCTGGATAAAACTTGCCACGGATAGTTTGACCTTGTGGTACTTCTTGGTCATCTACATCTCGTTGACGTTCTGCGCGACCCTTAGATTCTTTTTTTCCTGCTTGTCGTAGTTTTTCAATACGTATTTTTTCTTCTTGTGCTTTGCGCTTTAAACGCATTTCTTGTTGAGTACGCGGACGTTCTTTTAATTCTGTTCTTGTAGTTTTAACAGGTGGTTTAGTTACAGAATCTTTGCCAGTAATTTTTCTTTTAGCGGCAGCACGCTTGGCTTTTACATCTGCTGGAGTAACACGTTCTTTTTGCATTGACCGAGTTACAGTTGTAGTGTCAGGTTTTGGTTTTTGTGGCTTGTAAAGATTATAAATTTCTTTAGCAGGGTCTAACTTTGGAGCACGAACTCCACTGCTACCCCTGCGTTCTACTACACGCTTAGGTGGATTAGCCACATCTGGTCTACGACTAGCGCGACCTAGTTTAGGTGCACCTGTTTGCATTTCAGTTCTAATAAGTTCTCGGATTTCTTTTTGAGAAACCTTAGCAGAGGCTGCTTGCATAACACGCCTCTTTGCTGCGTTAGAGAGGGCAGCACGGCGTATTGCTTCTACTACTGCTTTTGCTAGCGGTGCTGGCATCCCTACTCCTTACTTTATTTTCTTAGTAACTTTTTTAACTTTAGTGGCAGACTTAATAACTTTCTTTGTGCCTTTAACAACACCCTTGGCAACTTTTCCGTAAGGAAACAAAAGCATTGCAACATCGCTTGCGTTCTGAGGCATAAGCCAATCATTAGAAAACTTTGCTGCTTTACCAGCCGTACCTTTAATAGGTGTTTGCTTTTTAATTTTTGGCATGTCAGTACGATTAGAAGTTTTAGCCATATTACTTGCCCTTCTTTTTCTTAGATGCAGCGTATGCTGCACCTGCTCCGCCGCCAACAGCAGCACCTGTTGCAGTCTTCTTAACAACTCTTGTTGTCTTTGACTGTGTTGCCTTCTTAAAACTTTTTACTTCACGCTTTGCTGTCCGATAAGCAGCAGCATAAGCCTTTGCTTTCTCAGCATTACGAATTGCATCTAACTTATCTAATTGATTAAGGGTCATGTTATCTGGAACACCCTTGCGTAATCCGCCTAATGCTGGCGTACTTAATCCTGGCATACCTGGTACGTCTACGCCACCAAACCCTTTATCAAGACCCATCTTTGTTTTGAAAGCGTTTGACTCTCCAACAGTTGTTGAGCCATAGGATTTCTTTTTGGCGCTTTGCTTAGCAATTCTTTTTGTTGTTTTAGCAAGACTTTTAGTTCCTTGCTTCATTCGCTTTGCCTGCTTGATTGTCATGTTAGGTGTTTCTTTTAGGAATGGAGATGTAGAAACAATCTTCTTATCCTTAGCAGCACGTGAACCTTTGACATTCTTAACAACCTTAGTTGCGCCTTTAATAATCTTGATTGGATTTGGCATTCGTTAAATCATCTTTCGTCTTGCAGGTGCACGCTTTGCTTTTAGTGGTCCTGAAGACTCACGCTTTGGCTTTGTCGTAGTTATTGAAGGCATCTTCTTAGGCTTTTTAGGACCTAGTTGTTTAGGCCTTGCTTTTGCTCGCTGGTCTGGAGGTAAACTTAAATTTGGTACTCTCGTTGGCATAGGAACTGGTATTGCTTGTCCAGGTGCACGATTAGGCTTACGTGTTGGCATAGGTACTGGTGTTGCGTTGGTCTTTATCCTACGCATTACTTGTCCTTGTTTCTTTAATGCCATGATTACTTAGCCTTCTTTGCTGCTTTTTTCATCAACTTAGGAGTGTTAGCCTTCTTACCTGAACGTGAAACAACGTTTTCTGTCAACTTAACTGCACCTGTAAAGTTTGGAACTGCTCGTGTAGAGCGTCTCATGCTTACAAGTTTTGCAATATCGTCAGCGGTCATATAGTACTCACCATAATACTTCTTGCCGTCTTTAGTTATCTTGACATCTTTCATCATGTCTTTAACTGCTGCGCGACCAGTAGTATCTGGCACGTATCCCTTAGGAGCCAGTGATGGTCCCTTTGCTGCCTTTAATCCCTTTGCAGTTGCCTTAGCATCCTTCTTTGCTGATACCTTCTTTGCCTTACTTACCTTGGCTGCTACTGCTTTCTTTGCCGCTGCTGCCGCATACTTTTCACCAGACTTTTTTCCCTGGATGCTGCTTACAACTGCCTTACCTGCCTTTGTTACAATTTTCTTTAATGGCATT